GTTCAGGGTTAGAGGCGATAGGAACTACCACTTGTCTCAGTAGCTCAGTGGAATAGAGCATCGCTCTTCTAAAGCGTTGGTCGCTGGTTCGAATCCAGCCTGAGACGTATGCCTCCGTAGCTCAGTGGTAGAGCAGGGCTTTTGTAAAGCTCAGGTCGCAAGTTCAAATCTTGTCAGAGGCTCCACATAATGGCCTATAGCTCAGTTGGTAGAAGCGTCTGACTGTTAATCAGAATGTCCTAGGTTCGAGTCCTAGTGGGCCAGTTAGCTCGAATAGCTCAGGGGTAGAGCAGCACCTTTACACGGTGAATGTCGGGGGTTCGATCCCCTCTTCGAGCATGTCGTATCAATCTAATGAATCATGTTAGTTATCAGATGCAAAAATTGTAATACAGAACTTACGAGTTCTCCAAAGACTCAGGTCTGTGGTTGTTCTAATAACACCACACTCACTGATGATAAGATTACTGCTGTTGATTTGTCTAGAGTATTGATCGTATCGAACAACAAACTCGATGATAGTCATGATGTATTGACTGCAGTAGACTTGATGTATCAAGAACAAAGACGTAGACGTAAGGTAAAGAGGATTGACTTTGAAGTCAGGTAACAGTACAATAAATAAATCAACTACAAATGTGATGATGGAAGTCTTTACTGTAAAAGAGTATCAAGATCGTTGGGGTGAGTTGATGGAAAGAGTGGAGAATGGGGAGACTTTTGGTATAGTCAATGAGAACGGACAGGCTGCCGTGATGATGCCTGCTGATGATGAGACTATACGAATATACACCGAGAATAATAACGAAGCCCCTTAGGTTTTTATTTGCTTCCTTAGCAATCCGGCGAATGCACCGATCTCATAAATCGGCTAAGGTGGGTCCGACTCCCACAGGAAGCATTGAGGTCAGTTCGCAGACTGTCCTCTTGACTCTTACAGTCAAAACCCTTATACTACTAAGGTCAACAATCAAGACAATGACTATTACTTCTAAGTTCAAAAAGGACATCACAACTCTTCGGTCTGCAGCCAACGGGGAATTCTTCCTTGATGTAAAGAATCCAAAACTTTACAAGAAGGTTCGTAAATTTTATGAGAATGATGGTGTAACTTTTTCTGGTGATCCTCTCGACGATTATGATATTCTCATCGATTGTATTGCAGAAGACCTTGAAAGTGTGGAAGTATGAATGATTTAGATCCTAAGTCTGTTGAGTCAACTGAGACTATTATTATTCATGAACGGTTTCCTTATCGTTTTGTTCAAAAGGGATACATTCAACTGAATGGTAAACCCGATTTTCGTTTACAGAAGGCAGATGGGTATACTAAAAAGTACTCTGACATCTATCTGTTTGATAATGGAGAGCAACTTCTTCTTGCCATTGAAGACAAAGAATACCCTAAGTGGCTTGATCCAGACGGTGTTCCTTGTTATGTACGGGACAGAGTTTCTAGATAATAATAAATAGAACAGATTTGTATTTCGATTATGTCTAGTAGAAAAACGTCAGATACTGGAGCATATATGTCTCAGTACGACCAGGAAGTAGAAACCAGACTTAAGGCTCTTGAGGTTGGTGTTAAAAAGGTTGGGGAGGAAGTTCAAAAAAAGAATTCTGCCCCTGCCGCAGCTGCTCCTGCTCCGGTTAGTGGTGATGTAGAAGCTAAACTGGACATGTTGATTGGGATTCTAAAAATGTCTCCCGGTCTTAATATTGAAAAATTGTCTAAAGGCAAACTCTGATATGAGTTTCTTGCTTCTCTAAAGAGCAAGTGGCGCGGCATGAACCCTATACTAGGAGGTCTTGACAAAGGCCTCCTTTTTTAATACAATACATAGAGGGATATTGTAATTATTCATATGAAGATTGGTTTTAACTGTAGTTCCTTTGACTTGTTTCATGCGGGACATGTGACAATGTTGAAGATGGAAAAAGAACTATGTGATTATCTTGTAGTTGCTCTTCAAGTTGATCCTACTATTGATAGACCAGGTATCAAAAACAAACCCACACAGAGTGTGTACGAGAGGTATGTACAACTCCAAGGTTGTAAGTATGTTGATGAGATTCTGGTATATGAAACCGAGGATGATCTTATCAATCTGATCAAAACCCAAACAATTGATATTAGATTCCTAAGTGAAGAGTATAAAGATAGAGACTTCACAGGAAAACAATACTGTATTGATAATAATATTGAACTACATTATCATTTAAGACGACATAAGTATTCTTCCACTGAACTCAGGAATAGAGTTTATACATTGGAGAATGCAAAAAGAACAGAACTAGTTCCAGGAGAAGTATTAGATCAATACTCACCAGAACTTCTTAACAAGTATGAAAAATCATGAGTATTTTAGTTACGGGTGGTGCAGGATTCATTGGAAGTAATCTTCTCCACTATCTTGAACAGTTTGGTGAGGAAGTTATATGTGTTGACAATCTTTCTTATGCCGCAGATGAAACTAATCTTCCAGATTATGTAAAGTTTTATCGAGTAGATATTGCTGACGAACAATCGGTACGACATGTATTTGATTCCGAGAGTATTACAAAAATCTTTCACCTTGCAGCAGAGAGTCATGTAGACAATTCAATCAAAGATTGTAAACCTTTCATTCAATCCAACATTATAGGTACTGTCAATCTTCTTCAGTGTGCATTAGAACATGAAGTAAGTAGATTTATGCACATCTCTACTGATGAGGTGTTTGGTTCTATTGCATATGGTTCCTTCAATGAGATATCTAGGTACAGGCCAAGGAATCCATACTCTGCATCTAAGGCAGCAAGTGATCATTTTGTAAATGCATACCACATTACATACGGTTTGCCAACCGTTATTACAAACTGTTCTAATAATTATGGTCCACGACAATATCGTGAGAAGATGGTCCCTAAAACTATCTTAAGTCTTATGAATGACAGACCAGTTGATGTGTATGGTAGTGGATTACAAATTCGTGACTGGATCTATGTTGAGGATCATTGTAAAGCCCTTGTAGAACTTTCTAAGAGGGGTAGAGTGGGTCAGAGTTATAGTGTTGGTGGTGACTGTGAATTGAAGAACATTGAACTTGTTCATAGGATTGCTGGACTGATGAAAAAAGAAGTTGAAATAAACTTCATCAAGGATAGACCAGGCCATGATCAAAGATATTCAACATCTAACGATAAGATCACAACAGAAACACCTTGGACTACTAGTGTCGATATTAATGAAGGCCTCTTAAAAACTATCAAATATTATTATGAACAGAATTGATACTCCTCTCAAGGACGCATTTGTTATTCATGCAGATAAGTACAAAGATAATAGAGGATTCTTTCTAGAGTCTTACAACTCTAATTCATTCAAAGAGATTGGGTTAGATGTTAATTTTGTTCAGGATAATCACTCCAACTCTTCAGTAAATGTCCTCAGAGGACTACACTATCAGGTGGAGAAGCCCCAAGGTAAACTTGTTCGGTGTATGTCTGGACGGATTTTGGATGTCATAGTAGACTTGAGAGAGTCCTCAGAGACTTTTGGCGAGTCGTATTCAATCGATCTGTACTCACCAGAAGTCATGTTATGGGTTCCACCTGGGTTTGCTCATGGGTTTTATTGTATGTTAGACAACTGTCACATTGCGTATAAAACTACTGACTATTATTACAAAGAGTACGATAGAACTCTTCTATGGAATGATAAAGACCTTAGTATTCAATGGCCAACTGCAACACCAATCCTTTCAGATAAAGATAAACTAGGTAAGACTATGAGTGAGTGTGAAAAGTATGACTGACCTTTCATTATTTGGAGGTACAGGTTACATCGGTTCAACATATGAACGAATGTACCCTGGTAATGTGATCATTCCTCGTGGTCAAAGACATTTTGATACTAAGAATGTATTGTATTTTATCAGTACAACAACTAATCAGAATGTATTTCAAGATCTACAGGTTGATATTGATGTCAATCTTAAGATCTTTACTGAATTCTTATCACATTGTAAGAGAACTGATACTGTAATCAACTTTGTAAGCTCAGGGTTTGTTTATGGTAACGATATTCTAGATGCCAAAGAGACTGACTGTTGCAATCCAACTGGGTTCTATTCCATTACTAAAAGATGTGCAGAACAACTTCTGATGTCTTATTGTGAGACCTTTGGTATCAAATATCGTATCTTTAGGATTGGTAATGTCTTTGGTATTGACCCAACAGTATCACAAGGTAAGAATGTTCTAGGTTATATGATCCGTCGTTTGAAGAATGATGACTACATCGTATTGTATGACGGAGGTAACTATGTAAAAGACTATATGCATGTCGAAGATGTGTGTAGTGCAATGAAACTTCTGATGGATGAGTCTGATACCAATAACATCTATAACATTGGTACTGGTGTATCTCGTTCGTTTAGAGAAGTCATCGAGTTTGCAAAGGACTATGTTGGAAGTAATAGTGAGTTGATTAGTACAGAGATGCCTGAGGATCAGAAGTATCTACAGATTAAAAACTTTACAATGAATGTAGACAAACTTTCATCTTATGGTCATGTTCCAAACCTTATGATTGATACTGGTGTCGAAATGATGTGTAAAGCATATTGACTTCATAACAATTTTTGGTAAAATAAATAGTAAGTAACAAATTAAATGTATGTCTGAATTTAAGAAAACCGCACTAGTACTTGGTGCGGGTGGGTTTATTGGTAGTCATATGGTGAAGAGACTACGATCAGAAGGATATTGGGTTCGTGGTGTTGACCTAAAGAGACCGGAGTATTCTGACACTGAAGCAAACGAATTCATTCAAGGTGACTTGAGGGATAGAAGTTTTGTTCGTCGTTGTATTCGTACCACGGGTGTCAATGGTGGCTTCTATGCACAGATTGTTGACAAGTTTCTGTCACCCTTTGATGAGATCTATCAGTTTGCTGCTGATATGGGTGGTGCTGGATTTGTATTCACTGGGGAGAACGATGCAGACATCATGCACAACTCAGTGTCTATCAATCTGAATGTACTCGAAGAGCAACATCTTCTTAATCTGGATAAGGATGTAAACAAGACTAAGATCTTCTACTCTGGTTCTGCATGTATGTACCCAGAGCATAACCAACTAGACCCTGATAACCCTGACTGTCGTGAAGAATCAGCATACCCAGCAGCACCAGACTCAGAATATGGATGGGAGAAACTATTCTCTGAGCGTCTCTACTTTGCTTACAATCGTAACCATGGGATCCCTGTTCGGGTTGCTAGGTATCACAATATCTTCGGACCTGAAGGAACCTGGGACGGTGGAAGAGAGAAGGCACCAGCTGCAATCAGCCGTAAAGTTGCTTACCTCCCGGAGGTCGGTGGAGGCATCGAGGTGTGGGGAGATGGCTTACAAACTCGTTCCTTCTTGTACATTGACGAATGCATTGAAGCAACTAGAAGACTGATGGATAGTGACTTCATGGGACCAGTTAATATTGGTTCTGAGGAGATGGTTACTATCAATCAACTTGTAGAGACTGCTGCTAAGGTTTCTGGTAAGGTAGTACGTAAACTATACAAACTTGATGCACCTACAGGTGTTCGTGGTCGTAACTCTAACAATGATCTCATTCGTGAGAAGCTTGGATGGGATTACTCTCAAAGTCTTGAAGAGGGTATTCGTAAAACATACGAATGGATCTGTACACAAATTGAGGAAAAGACTGATGAAAGTATTTGATGTATTTTTATTTGGTTATGAGTTAGACCTGTTGGAGATTCGTATGAATCTTCTTGATCCTTATGTTGATTACTTCGTATTCAGTGAAGGTGGTAAGACATTCTCTGGTGAAGATAAAGGGTTTGTATTTAAGAAAACTGATAAGAGATTTAAAAAGTTTAAAAATAAAATCATTTACACTAAGATTGAAGAACCAACATCTGAACAACTTCAGGCACAAGGTGTAAAGTATAATGTAAAGAAAGAATCCTTTATGAGAGATACTTTCTATAAGGATAGTATCATGGATGTTCTCAAAGAACATTGTTCTGATGAGGATGTAATCATCTGGTCTG